CCCAAAAACGGTGTAATAGGAATATCTTCCTTAGTACCACCATCCAAATACACGTTACCGTCATATTGTTTTGTAGCTGCTATGAATGGTACTGATATACTCATACACACCGCATCTACTACGTGCATATTAGGGTTTATATCACTTGAAAAATATTCAGTTCGCCCCCTGTTTAAATTATATACAGAAATGTGCAATTTCTTTTTCAAATCCTTAAATTTAACATCAGATCCAAAAACATTCACCAAAGCACGCCTGACAGGGTCCATGTCTACAAGACCATAGTTTCGAAAGAATGTCCGTAATTTATATTTTGATAATCCCTCTATATCAATTTCCAGAAACTTTCCAAGTACATCGTCGAGTGGTATTTCGAGTGCTAGACACGCACCTAATATAGCACCAGCTGATGAGCCTGATATCTCTTTTATATTTTTTAATTTATGTTCGTTCCGTTTTAATGAGCCAATGAACCCGAAAATACCCATAGAGGATGGACCTATAACAAGGTATTCCATGTTATGTCACTTAATAGAACTGAGGAAATTGCTTTCGCAAAAGAGCGAACACAAGCGCGTAAACGATTGTGTGTGTCATGATGGCGACCTTGGAAGTCTTACCCGACATCACCTGACCTGGGGGGATGGTGAGAAGCATACCGGGGCTGAGCGCCATGAACAGCGCAGTTGTCACGAGCAAATCGTTCTGTGTGAGAACAAGGCCCATGGCCTTCGCGATCATGGAGTAAGCCAGGAAAAACACGAGACCGTGGAAGAGAACAGACACACGGTCTGTACCAACCTTACCGATGGAGAATTTCATACCGTTTGTTCTCAACAACATACCGGGGCTGAGTGCAAGGAACAATATCGACGGAATCGCGACTTTCTGGGAAGTGATAAGGGGGAGCATTTAATATATACACATATATTTTTCAGCGTAGTCAGCGAAATGGTTGAATGTAGCACCACGCATCATCACTTCATGCTGACCATTATTATTAATGATACGACGAACATTATTCCAAATGTGTACAAGATGTTCGTCATACCATGTCGTATGTTCTTCGTGATCGTTATACGTATAATGATCGACATAACAAAATTCCACAAAATCACAAAATTTCCCATAATGCTCGAGATGTGCATCGTACATCAACGTCCTGATGGTATCCCACATTATGTTCAATTCTTCTGAATATTCAATTTCCCAGTCTTCGATAGTGAGTTCAATTTCATCCTCATAAAATTCACCATCACTGTCAACATCAACGTCGTTACCATTGGTAGCTTCGTATACGTATTGCGTCCAAACCATATTTACTGTACTTTTTTAGATTTCAACCCCGTAATGGAGATTGTAGATGTTTCCTTTGTTGGTAAACTCTCGAGTATAACCTTTAATACAGATTCAGCCTGCTGATCGTCTCCCTCGAAAAATACGTTGAGACCTTCTTTAATCGAGTCCTTATTAAGACCACTTTTACGGATGCTTGTCTTAACAGTGATTTTACCAGTCTTGGTATTAATGACGTCGAGGCCGTTGTCTATCATTAATTTTTTGATGTGCAACTTAAGTGCTTTTTCTGCCTGTGCCAGGACTTTAATATCGGATCGAGCTTCTTTAATCTGCTGGTTAAGTTCAACTAGTTTAGAGACGCCGTTTGTTAGATCGTCTGCGGTTACGCTAGACATGTATTTTAAAATCGGGAGTTAGCTTTAAGTCCTTTAAACAAGGGGGCGTTGCATACTATCCGTGCTGATAGTAGAGTTATTCCATGTAAAAGCCTCTTTGGGATTGGGAGGTTCAGCGCGAATGGATTGATTAGCGTTGCGAAGAGCACCGCCAGTTGTTTCGGGTATTCCGATCTGACTACGGGGGTCGAGGAAGTTCTGACCAGCGAGAATATCTTCAGGGGCGAACTCACCAAACTCCTCCTGGGAAGCAACTTCCCGTGGGAGGAGAGATGAAGCAAGACCTGTACCAGCTTTCATTTCACAGCCAGCCGCGCCTACACTTTGTGTAGCAGGGCTAGATATAGGTGCGAACAAACTGCTTTTCATCGAGTAAGTGGATGTTTTACCACGAGATTTAAGAAAGACAATCAGTGTTACGCCTAAAAGTACAGCGACCAACATGCGACCATATGGTACCCGGTTGATACGCTTTGTAAGAGACATCGTTTATATACTGTTAACAATTTTTTTTTATTGATCATCCTCGAACATGCAATCTTCTGGATAGGTTTCATCAAAAGTTTCACCTACTTCATCTGGTTCAACTTTAAGGAGTTTCACCTGAACAACATTCCACGCTGGACCAAAGGCCTTTTTAGCAAACCAAAGTCCATTAAATTCGAGAATTACCGAACAGTTTTCACCGACCTGGAGCGCATCCTTATCGGCGACCACCTTATCGGATCTAAAAATTTTAGTATGTTCGATTCTGTCTGCTGTAATTGTTTCGTCTCGAATATAAGATGTACGAATTGTCTTATCCGACAACTTCTTCCCAAACCAAGTTTCAGAATTTTCAATGGCACCCTGAATGTTTGTATCATGCAACGATTCAATAGCATCAGAAGCATTAAGATCGAACATGATATCATCATCCGTAATTTCTACAATTTTCACATCGTCTAGACGCGTGAAGCATCGCTTGCGATCATCATTGAATGCACGAACGTGGTACAGACCATCTTCACCTTTGGAGGGAACGCCGTAAATCATTGTATATCATATACGTATCATTTCTTTAAACCAATGAAGGGTATAGCGGCGGAACGTTCAAGAAGTGGCTTTGGAACCCATCCATCACGTCTAGGCCTGAAACCATATAAAGTCGCCTGCATGTTTACATTTTTAGGTATACGCTGGGGTTCTAAAGGACGTAACCTGAATTCATTTCGTACGTATGCATTTGTGTTATTTTTTTTCCATTTAAGTGTTTTAAGGTTAAACCGCTGATTTCCATTCGACCTTTCATATCCTTCTACTACGGTATTCTTGGTCACAGGATTTACACCGTGTACTATTTTTTTAGATAATCTCTCCCTAGATGGCTCAGTTGTAAATTTTTCGTATTTCCTGGGGTTAACACGAAGCGCCGTGTTTATGGACACGGTTCTCTTTTTAGTAACCTTGGACGTATATACGCGGTTTATTTTCGATTTTACCCTCTTAAAAATACTATCTATCGAATCTGTAGATTTTATACGTTTATCAAATAGTTGTGCAAGCTTAAATAGACGTTGTCGATCCTTTTCCCTCTTTTCAGGTCTGAGATTCAGTGTATGCATCAGGTATATGTCATCTATGAGAAACTCTTTACTCGCAACAAATACCTTTTTATTATTTGTTATTTTGTTCGTGTTAACGTTTCTATATGTAATACCCCTTTTAAGAGTTCTTATGACATCGTAACCAAATTCATTGGGACGCATAAAGGGGATATCCAAAAGACCTCCTAATGTTATATCTTGGATTTTACCCTTTTCAGGTGAAAAAAAGCGTGTATTCAAGTCGAGAGTAAATAATTCAACGTCAATAAAAACATCACCCTTTGATGGTTTATTATTTGTCCGCCCCTTTTTCTTTTTTATGAGGGTATAACGTCTAGTTACATAAGGACCGGATTGTTTAAATCCTATACCGAGATATTTCAACACCTTTTTATCTATCGACAAGACCCGCGCTTTGATTCGATTATTCAATTTTTGAGCAATCTGACCAAGTTTATCCCATAAAATAAGTTTAATAGCTTGAAGCTTCCCAAAATACTTAGCATCGTATGCTATCCTCGGTATAAATTTTGCATCTATATCACTAGTAATAACTCTTTGTTCATATGGTACATAGAGATTGAAAGCTTCACCTCCACTCACGACCAAATCTCCCATATTTTTCATAAACTCACTGATTTCACCGATTGTACTGAGAATTATGTCGCGTGTTATATCGGTGACACATACATATACAAATTTATCGAATGATTTCGTAGAAAATTTTTCTTTTACTCTCTTCCTAAATTTTCCTAAATCTCTTGCTTCGTCCCTGGTAAAATATTTTCTCAAATTCTCATCTTTAAAAAATAAATTGTCGTTCATATATTTATCAATGACAGGCTTTGAGTAGAGTTTACCGTCCATTATTATACATAAACATTTTTTACACACATGTACTTAAAGATGAACTGCATATATAATGTACAATGTCTACTGAAATCCCATCCAAACCCACTGATTGCCTTGAAGAGATTACCGCGCTTCGTAGTGAACTTAAGTCATTGACTAAGCTTGTACGAAAGATTAAGGCTAAGCTCGACGATCCTAACGGAGAAAAATCCGCCAAACGAGCCAAGAACAACGGGTTTAACCGTGAACAGAAGATTTCAGAGGAGCTTCGTGCATTCCTCAGCCTGCCCGAAGGTCAACTTGTTTCACGTAGTACCGTAACTCGTTCTATCAACGAATACGTAAAGGCTAACGGTCTCAAGCATCCAGACAACGGTCGCATTCTCGTTCTGGATCAGAAACTCCGCGATTTGCTTAAACCGCCTGCTGAAGTTCAGGTTACTTTCCTGAATCTCCAGAAGTTTCTCAGCCCTCATTATACGAAGGTTGAGGTTGAAGCGTAAGAATCTATACTTAAAAAAATAACAACACATATAAACATGTCGATAGATAAACAATCTATCGAAACCCTTGTTGGTACAAAAATATCTAATATAGATTTGTACCAAAAAGCATTTACTCATAAATCTGCGTTAAAGGATAATGAAGAATTATCTGGATCATTCGAGACATTGGAATTCATAGGTGATTCAGTTTTAGGCTTTGTTATTACAAAGTTCTTATATGACAAGTACGAAACACGACAAGAGGGTTTTCTAACCAAGGCTCGTACCAAACTCGTACGCGGTGAAACACTTGCAGATATAGCTTCTAAATTAGAATTGCATAAATGGATCCAAATGGATGAAAAAGGTATGCGTAATCACTGGAATTATAACCCTAAAATATTAGAAGACGTATTTGAAGCTATAGTTGGTGCCATCTACATGGATTTAGGTCTTTTACATGCAAAAGAATTTATTCTACGCATCTATAATAACCCTGAGTATATAAACCTACAATCTATCATGATAGATGACAATTTTAAAGATCATTTGATGAGGTATTGTCAATCTAATAGTTTGGAATTACCAACTTATAATATACATGGACATGATAACGGTATTTTCTGTATACACGTTTTCGTAGGAGGTGTATGCTTGGGAATTGGTTCTGCAAAAAATAAAAAACAAGCCGAACAGAATGCCGCAAGAGCTTTTTTTTATCCACCTAAGTCATCATACCCATATCATTAATAACATGAGTTACGATAATTATTCACCTAAAAAAAGAGTAACGAAAAACGATAAAAAGGAGAAAGGCTCGATTTACTCGAGTAAACATATCAGGTTGACACTTAAACGTTTGGAGCAACAGTCAATTAATGAACGAGAAGGTAAAAGTGCTCCTCGAGAAGGAATATGCACCACAGAAGTCGGAAGAATGGTTAAACCAACGAAAAACCATGCTCACCGCAAGTGATGCAGCAACTGCAATTGGAAAAAATAAATATGAAACGCCAGATGGTCTTCTACTTAAAAAATGTGGATTAGGTGTACCCTTCTTTGGAAACGATGCCACGCGTCACGGCGAATTATACGAGGACGAA